TTCACGGTTTCAACGCCACTAGCGCCAATGCTCGGCCTCGTACCATCATCATCAAGTATCGTGAAGCGTTTATCTACGACTGGTATTGTGCTCGAGCGGCACGAAATATGGATTGGAGGTAACGGCCCTTTATCCACCTTGAACCTTTGCCCATCTAATGACCTGCAAATATGGCTAGTTCTACCATCCAAAGTTGACAGCCACTCGTAACCAGTCAATATATCTTTATTCTTGCGCCACGTTGAAGCTCTGCCCTGGCTGCTTGCGTGCTGAATTATCGTGTGAACCATTGTTCTATTAGAGCGGTCAACGTTCGATAGCTTGCCATCTTTGAAGCGTCTTGCTTTGGTGCCACGTATTGCCCTGGTGATCTGGTCAACCGTTCGGCCCTGGCTATACCCGTGGATTATTTCGTTCTGGAGTATCTGAACCTGTTTGCTAGTGAAATCCTTAATGAATGGGTTAAGCAGAGGCTCACCGGCATAATTCTCAACGCTCATAGGGCCATTTCTAAGCGCTGCAAGTATCACCGAATCATTCGGCCGGCCGGCATCAACGCTCACCACCACCGAATCAATAGCGGCGACTTCCATCAACGCTTGCTCTAGCGACAAGTCCTCAAGGATCTGGATTAGCTCGTTATTGTAGTCATCATACAGATCAAACTGGCGCAGCTTAATATCGGCTAAGAGCACATTAAGACGGCCCTTTGTCCCAATAAACTCCCCCTCATCCGATAGCCTGACGCGGATATACTCCTCAATCTCGCGCAGAGTCGAATCAAAACGGGCTGATTCACCCGCCTTAAGCCGCTCAAGTAGGACTTGGTTTCGTACCTGTATATCAACTAGACTGGGCATCTAAATCTAACCCTGGCTCTGATTCAATTGCGCCGTTCATAAGCTCTAAATCAACATCTTCAGCGATTACTTTGCCTGATTGCAGGTTAGTATCGAGCACATCTTTAGAGATTGCCCCACCTTGCCAAGCTGCAACCAGTGCGCCTAATTGCTCAGGCGTAAGGCTCGACTCAAAGAAATCCTGATTAAGCATGTACTTCTGATCGTCTGGAATAGTCGCACCCATAAACATGGCGACCCACCCCAAACACTGATTGTAAGCGTCTGACACGTTACGAGATACCAAATCAAGCACCGATACATCAGAGGCATGCTTTAAGCGTGCGGCTTCTGCGGTCTCTGCTTGGCCGCCATCGCTAATTAGCTGAGCGCCTAGGCTTACCATTTGTGCGGCGTAATCCTTCTTAATCTCGCCGCTCATAGTGTTAGCAGGTGGGACTGCAAAGTCTAACTTGCCGCTAGTACCCAAGATAGCAATGAAACCGTCACCCATCTTAAAGTCTTGACCCTTGTTTTCGTCTGCCCTGGATGCGTTCTGAAAGTCTGAATCAGCGATATAGGGCTGAGCTGATCCGAACTGAAACGAACCAACAGCAAGGTTTGCCTGCTCCTGATAATGACCTAGGTTCACATTTGCCAAACCCTCAAGCGGTAAGCGGTCAATGTCTGGCGTGTTATTCTTTGAGCCGACAAATACAAAGGGGATAACCTTCAAGCGCACGCCTTTAGTCTCGAATATCTCAAACTCTTCCGGCGCTTCGTCCTTACCATCGACGAAGATTGATACCGTCACACCATCTTCACGTAATCGATAAATTCTATAACGCGTCTTCTTTAATCGGCGAATGCTTAGTTCATCTTTATCATCCAGCTCGAAGAAAGTCTCACGCAATACCACCAAATCAAGAGCCCTAATGCCGCCCTCGGTCGTCTCATGCCAATCAATAATAGAGTGAGCTTTATACTCTTGAATGGTCGCACGAAAGCCGTTATCAACGTCAGCCATCGTCTTGGGCAACCCGTCATCATTGCGCGGCATATCAACTAAAAGCCCATCACGGCCAATACTGGTAACACTATCGCCAACCGATTGAGCTTGCTGGTCAATTGTATTTCCTGAGCCGTCTACATTCTCAAGGATATACTTAATCGCCGCCGGTAACTCTGGCTGTTTAGGTTGGGAGCGAAACAGCATGCCCATCAAGCCGGAAAGCGTGCGCTCTGTAGCCGTGAACAATACAGCCCCATTAATATAACCAGCGTTCCGGTCTTTGTTGTATTCGCTAATGTCAGAAGGGTTAAGTAGGCGCAGATATTCATTTACGCCAACAGTTTGATCCAGCGAGAACGACGAACTAATATTTCTACCAATGCGCGTACTTTCTGCCATCTGTAGCTATAGCGCGTGTGTTCCGCATTTGCTTCAACTGTTATGCCCATTGGAAACTCTTTCTAGTTATCGGTTTAACTACTGGATAAGCGTAGGCAATGTAATAACCTGCCGCATCCGGTCTGTGATCTTTGTCGTGTTCCTTATCAGGCTCACCCTGCTTATTATATACCTGCTGCTCTAAATCGTCTGTATACAGTGGGCAGAGCCTCGTATTCACTAAGTATCGTCGTTCTTCGTTGCCATTGCAAAACATCGCGTTCATGGCGTTGACTCTATCCCTCACTCTGGGGTTTATGCTGCCATAGAGAACAGCCCAGCCCTCATAACTGAGCTTTGATATATCCGTCTCGCTGGCGTCCACTGACTTTGTGTTTTTACCCGAACTATCAGGATAAACGCTTATGCTGCGGTTAGGATAAAGGCGCTTAATTTCAGCAATCATATCTGGGGTGTCAAGCTTGCCAAATATTTCATTTACCGCTATTGGCTTACCACTTCGCTCAACGTGAATAACCGCTGACATTTTCCTAACATTGAAATCCATCCCTATATGTAAGCGCTCAACGCCATCATCTTCAATATCTGAATGGTTTTTCCTGCGGTCAAACACCCTATAAACAGACCCGCCGGTAAGGTTAACAAACTGGCCTTCAATGTAAGCCTCGACCAAGTTAGCCGGATAAGTGGCCATGAGCTTATCAATATAGCCCTTGGCCAAGTTCTTAGCGTTCTTTCGTGTTGACGCGTGAACGATTCCATAGAACCGCTCTAACTCCTTATTATCCTTTGGCTGCCTGATAAAGAAATCGTAAACCCAATTAAAGCCCTCTGGCGTAGTAGTGAAATCAACCGTGTTTTCTTCTAGCGCCTCAATGACAAGCTCAAGCCCACATTCCTCATCATAGAGCCTTTGCTCATCGAATCCAGACGAAGAGAGACGGGCAACAATCTTTTTCCATGCCTGATCTGCCTTTTCTCGCTTCATGCAGTCAATTTCATCAATCAATGCGTGATTAAGGTCAAAGCCTACAATTCTTTGCGGGTGCTCCATTGATCTGCATTTGATAGTGGTATGCAGATCACCGTAATAATATAGATCAACTTCGTTTACGCTTGTTCTTATCTCAGCAGTCATGCCCATCAATTCAGCTACATCACCGATAGTCGAATAGAAAATATCTCTAACCTGCGGATAAGTTGGCGCAAAGTAGCCTAGTTTTATTCCAGGGTATTCAAGCGCAAGAGTGCAAAGCCGGACACAACCTAGAAAAGTCTTACCAGACCGATAACCACCAACGAAAGCGCGAAAGGGCTTATCCATTGAATAGAACTCGAACTGTGGCACATTAAGATTAAGAGGCATCTACAACGCCAACCTGAACCTTAACGGGTTTGACCGTTCCTTTGTCGCTGATTCCCAGCATAGTATTTAGGACTTCGAGCGATTGCTTGGCTACTGATAGGTTCTGATAGGACTTCACACCACGCTCGTTAACGACTTCTTCAACGCCAAGATGATAGAGGTTATCTAGCCGCCTCAATCTCTCTTCTAGGCTCACTGTGAAGCGCTCAATAAGCTTGTCTTTAGCAGCAGCCTGGAGGTTTTTTATTCTTAGGGATATCTTAGGCAAATTATACAATCTATCCGCATCAGTACCCATGACCGCATAGGAGGACTTTTGACTGTATCCTGCTGTTTTATATGCGGCAACCTTATCGCCAAGATTATCAACGACCGCTATTGCAAACGCCTCTTGCTTAGCCGTTAAAGTAGGCTTCTTAATGCTCATCTATCCCCCGAAGAGATCGAAGGGCCACCCCCGAAGGGCAGCCGATTAATATTTATACTGTGGTGAAGTCTCTAGCGCGAAGGAAAAAGCCTGATATTTCGGTCTCGCCTTCGCTTGTCGTGATTGTATTCTTAATATAATGCTCACCAGTGCTAAGCGTGCTATCAATCAGCACACCGTTACACTTTGCGACTACCTCACCCCCGTTAGCATCATCCTGGCAGTTAATGTTTACCACCTCATCAATGATAGACATGCCACTAGGCACAGCCCAAGAGCTTGAAGTAATATCTTCATCACCCCCAAGCCTGCGAGCCCATGACCCATAGTACCAGCGCCGCTCGCCGTTCCGTATTGGATCAACGACGAAAGGCGGTGTTTTTCCGTTATGGATAAGTGCCATTACGCTGGGTCTGCTATTTCTAGCTTATGCAAAGGAATATCAACAGTCCCGCCGCTAGTTAAAGATAGGCTAGTCGTTGTGGTCAGTGCCAGCAATGTTGCGCCGTCATCGTGCGCTAAGTGCGTTGCCGTACCGGTTGCGTCAATTGTGACAGTAGCCTGTTCTGCAATAGTTAGCTTTCTTCCCGAAACGTCACCGTCTGCAATAGTGAAATCACCACCCGCTAGAGTAGTTGTCGCCAATGCCACAGCAGCAATACCTGCAAAGTTAACAGGGTCAGCACTACAGACCGTTATATTTGTCGATCCCGCAACCACAGTTAGGGCCGCATCAATTACCGTATTATCTAAACTCTTAGCCATTTTCCAGCCCTTAAAATATAGTTAAACTTCTTGTTTTGAATATCGCCCCAAAGAATACAACTTGAGGCATGTTAACAGATACAGCCATATCACCAACAATAAGCGCCTGTCCTGATACTAGTGCAACATTATCTAATGATGCTGATACAAGCATATCACTAACAATAAGAGCGTCACCAGACACCAGGGCAACATTGCCCAGAGTGGTTGATACCTCCATATCTGAAACAATCAAAGGCCCACTGACACCAGTGTCAAACGGTATAACAAGCGTGTTAGATGCTGAGTTAGTTATACCATAGTGATCTGTTAGCTGTGCTGCATTCAGCGTTATTTCATTGTTTCCAGTACTTGCCGGTGTTGGCGTAATATCAGCAGTCCAGTTACTGCCAGACCCCTGTACATTCGACATTATGCCGCTTGTAACTGTGAAGTTAACAGGAACAATTGACACAACATCGCGTGACATTGCAATAGTTACCTCATACGTGCCAACCTGAATACCTCCAGGGCCGGTCTCAATCACAGCAACCAATGGATCTGTAATTAAAAACGCATTGGTTGAAATTCGTGTGCCGATTTTACGCGACCCGAATTGATTATAGTGGAAGTTATCCACCAGCGTTAAATCTGAAACCTCAACCTTAGTGCGGCTAGCCGACTCTGCCTCTAACAGATCTATACCAGCATTAATCTCAATAACGTCAGCGGCTTGAGTTAACGGCCCCTGAATCTTAACGAAGCAAGTCGGCGTTGTTGCTGTATAGAAAGTTTGACGCGTTACCTGATCCGCTATAGTTGCGTTGAATGCAGCCTGAAATGCTACAGCAGACATTGCCGCAACAGCATCATTTTCACCTAACGCCCAAACATTTAGCCGACACTCTGACAGCTTGCTTAGTGCAGCAGCCGCGATAGAGCTGGCAAGTGCGCCCTCATAAACTGCGTTTCCTACATTCCAATCATTACCAGTGAAACCGGTGTCTTTGTC